CGGGCGCACTTGGTGGTGCTGCTTCGCAAGGCCTTTCAGTTCTCGGAATGATGACAAGCGGGATCGCTTCCGTTATGGGAATTGCCCTCGCGTCAATCGGTCCAGCTGCTATCTTAGGGCTTGTTTTAGCTGGTCTTGGTCTAATCAACCAACAATTCGGAAAACAGATCGATCAGTTAATTACCACAGTAACGACTAAAGGGCCGATGATTATTCAAAACCTTGTAAATAGCATTACTAGTCAATTACCGAGCTTGATTGCTTCTGGTGCTGATCTAGTGGCCAAACTCGCGCAAGGTTTTGCGACAATGTTCCCGGTTATCGTTGACGCCGGGATCCAGTTGATCGGTAGCCTCGTTCAAGGTGTGGGCCAAAATGCAGGATCGTTGATCTCGTCCGCGATAACTGTTATCGGGACCTTGATCGACAGCTTACTTTCAGCGTTGCCACAGGTGCTCGCTATTGGTATGCAGTTTCTTCTTATCATTACGGAAGGGATCTTGCAAAACTTACCGCAAATTCTTTCGACAGCGAAACAGATTGTAACTAACTTCATTACTAATATGCAAGCGCAATTCCCGCAGATCCTTCAACAAGGTATTCAAATTTTGATGAATGTCGTCCAAGGGATCATTCAAGCCTTGCCAACGATCATCGATATTGCGACACAAGTCATTGTCGGATTTATTCAAACGATCTTGTCAAACTTACCAACGATCTTGCAAGGTGGTATTCAGCTTATCGTGGCGCTTGTCCAAGGGCTTATTAACGCCTTGCCGAAGATTGCACAGTCTGGTGCGCAGATTATCGGTCAGCTTATCATGGGACTTGCTAAAGCCTTGCCTCAACTAGCTATGGCTGGAGTGCAATTGGTCGTACAACTTGCGACTTCATTGATTACTGGTATTCCTAAGATCGTAGGCGCTGCATGGGATATCATCAAGGGCTTCGGTGGTGCATTGCTTAACTTCATTCCGAACGCTCTGAAAGGCGTTGCGGACGCCGTCGGCAACTTCTTCGGTGGTATCTGGGATTGGATTTCCGGCAAATCCGAAGCAGGTGGAGCGAAGGTCGAAGCGACGATTGGAGCAACAGCGGAACATATCTCGAACAAGAGCTCGGAAACGACCGCGAAGGTAAGCTCGGACGCAACGACCGCGAATACTAACGTCAGCACGAATTACCAACAAATGCAAGCAAACGTCAGCACGTCAACGAATACAATGACCGCGGACGTATCGAATAACATGATGAACCTTGCAAATAGCACAATGACGACCACGTCAACAATGCAACAAGGCGTATCAACGAATTTCGGTATGATGAACGCTGACGGCACAATGAATATGCAACAGCTTGCAATGAACGCTGACACGTCATTTAACCAGATGAACGCGAACGCAGTCGCTCAAACGGGTCAAATGAATACGGGCGTAGTAAGCAATATCAGCCAATTAAATGCTAATGCAAGCTATCAGATGGATCAGCTCCTTAATAACGCCAACGCGAGCACAGCGGGCGTGAATACAGCAGCTAACACGAACGCCCAACTTGCAAATTCGGGAGTCGTGAGCAACTTCCAACAAATGCAAGCAGGAGCGACGAGCGCTACAAATGCGATGGCAAGCAACGCGCAAGCTGACTTTGCCAAAGTCTCTCAACAAGCGCAACAATCAAGCTCACAATTATCGCAAGCGGTAACCAACAATTACAACCAAATGAAAACGGCCGTCACTAACTCAATGAACGCGACGGCTCAAGCGGTTCAAGCTGGGCTTACAAAGATCTCGCAAGTGAGCTCTTCGGCTGGTAAACAACTAGAAAGCGCGTTTAAGTCAACGTTCCAAAGTGTGACAAATAGCGCTAAAAGCGGTATGCAAGCATTTACTAGCACCATGCAATCAAGCATGACGCAAGCCGTCTCGCTTGCTAGTTCGGCTTGTGCTCAGATTTCAGCTTCGTTCGGCTTGCTTCCAGCTATGCTTCAAATGGTCGGATTTAATGCGGGCGTAGGCCTGTATAATGGGCTTGCTTCGATGGCCGGTTCGCTCTATGCTCTTGCTTTCAGTATCGCTTCAAATATCGCTTCAGTTATGCGTTCGGCGCTTGATGTTCACTCACCTTCCCGAGTTACGAAAAAAATTGGTGGCTTTACTGGTGAAGGTATGTACCTCGGTATGAAAGACTGGGTCGGTGATATTAAGGCGATGGCTCGCCAGTACGCTCAAGCTATCACAGATCAAGATTATCAGACTAATAGTGTATTGACCACAAGCGCGAGCGTCACAAGTTCGGGCGTTCGTTCGTCCCTTGAGGACTTGAGCGACGAAGTCAAAAATTCGCAACTTTCGAACCAAAAATTTGAAGTACATAACGAAATTGTGGGAGACAAGATCTATACCACAATTAAGGAGAAAGACGCGAGAGAAAAGGCGCTAGACGCTTATTTCTCGTAAGGGGGAACGATGGACTTATTAATTGAAAAAGACGGCCAAAGTCAGAAACTATCTGGCCTTGGCCTTTACAATATCACGGTCGAAGATTCGTCCCCGGCCGTGGAATTATCGAGGCGAACCGTCAAGGGGCGAAATGGTTATATTTTCGACGGCTTGACCTATACCGAAAAGAAAATATCAGTCACAGCAAGGCTTTCAGCGGGTTCTATGGAGGACTTTCTAAACAAAAAGGACGAAATTTCTCGCTGGGTCTTGGGTGACGATAGCTTTTATATTACCAAGCTATACCAAAACGTAAACAATATTTACGACTTCCAGACTCCGGGGCAGACGACGGGCGATCTCAATATCGCCCAGTTGCCACACGCTAACTGGAAATATCGCTATAATGTCGTGGGCGAAGGTCAAATCGAGTTTGACTTTATCGGCAATTCCGAAGCTGGTATCAAGTATAATGTTTCGTTTTCATTCGTAACAGCGGAGCTTCCGTATGGCGAGACGGTCCCGAGGGATCTCGCGCTGAGCGCGAACAGCTTTCCATACAACGGTACGGCGCCACTTAGTCAGCTAGAGGTTCCGTTTGTTGTGGAACTGACCGCAAACGCTGATAATACTGATTTTTTCCTTGAGATCGACGGCCGTCGGTTTACTTATCGGCACACAGAAACGCCTTTAAGATCGGGCCAGAAGCTCCTTTTGAAAGGAGTCGAAACAGCGATCTATCAAGGACCGGCCACGCAAGATCTAAACGTCAACAACCGGACGAATTACGAATATTTCGTTATTAGGCCAAAGCCTAACCGGTCAGTTAATTGGTTTACTAATTTTAAGGGGACCGTCAAGATCCTCGGATTTAAAGAGCTGTATCGCTAGAGAGGAGGTGGATCATTGATTACTTTTTACGACGAAAGGGGCAACGGATACGGAGCCCAAGTCGAATTGACAACAAAAAACGCTGTAAATGGCGAACGGTCGATCTCCGGAACGATTGTATCTAATAAGCAGGTTCTTTCGCGCTTAGATCGTGGGTGGAGCTTTACCTTCGACGGCGAGCTCTATAAGATCATTTACGCGAAGCCAAAAGACGAAGGAAAAAATATTTCGCTATCTTTTGACGCGGTCCACCAGTTCTTCTACGATTTTGAGCACTCAAATTGTTATCAAGAGTTTAACGGCTCAAATCGCTTTGAAGTTTATATCGAAGCTATTTTCAAAAATAGCGGGTATCGGTACGTGATCGAGGCACAAGCGGGATCGATTCGAAAAGAGAATTTCGGTAACGCAAGTCGCTTGAAAATGTTTAAAGACATCATCAAAGCAGCAGGCCTTGAATTTTCGGTTACTGGTAAAGTCGTTCGAATTTTGAAAAAAGTCGGGACTGACCTTTCGACAGTCGTCCGAAAAAATTTCAACATGAACGAGCTGACAATCGAAAAAAATATCGGTGGCTTCATTACTTACAAAAAAGGTCTCGGGGCGTGGAAAGATGAAAACAATCATAACGCAGGCCGATATACCTCAGAATACGAGAGCCCACTTGCTCGGATCTATGGCCGAATTGAGGGCGAACCGGTAAGCGATGAACGTTACAAAGAGACTGGTAAGCTCTTAGAACGATTAAAGAAAGAAGTCGACGAATCCTATTCGATTTCGGTCCAACTTGACATGGAAGATCTCACACAAGCCGGATATAAGTACACACGGCCCCGCGCTGGTGACTATATCATGGCTATTAACGAGACGATTGGGTTCCGCGAGAAGATTCGTATAGTTTCTTACGAGAGCTCTTACGACGTAACGGGCCGGCTATTGTCCCACAAGGTAACGTGTAACGATATTGGGACCGTCCAGAAAGCGATCACGTCGGAAGGCTCAATTATGCGAAGCGTTTCCGAGTCTAAAGAGTATGCTGAAGGAGCTCTTGCGACAGCTACACGGGCGCTTGTTTCCGCGAATGGGAAGAATACCAACTATTACGGCACAACGAAGCCAAAAGACGAGCCAAGAGGGACGCTTCACGAAGGCGATCTCTTGTACTTGACCGTGGGCGAGGAAACAGAGCTCTACTATTGGTCAGGTACGGAATGGCTTCCGAAAATTCTCAAAGTTGACACGTCAAAAATTGAAAAAATAGTCAACGACGCCCAAATCTCAGCAAACCAAGCAATCGCGCAAGCAAACGCAAAAGCTGACGAATCCTTAAAAAAAGCTGGAACAAGTGCTGATTTAGCCAAAGAAGCAAAGAGAATTGCAGATGAGAACGTTACGAATTTAAATACGTTCAAGGAGACGGCAGAAAGGGCGCAAACACAATTAAGCAAAGACGTTACGACCTTTAAAAATGAATATGGCTCTAAAATGCTAGAAGTCGATCAAACGACAGCAGGTATTAAAACAAAAATCGGAGAAATAACATCATTTGTTGAAAAGGACGGTCAACGTCAAGAGGAATTGAAGCGATACGCTCGGGAAGAAACAGCTAGCTTATCAACCACTATTCGCGAGACCTTATCCAGAGATTATGTCGCTAAAAGCACTTTTACAGAAAACGCTGAGGGTACAAGACAGCGATTTGAAGCTCTAACCAGAGATAACGAAACTAAGCTAGCTGAATTTAAACAGGGTATTGATGGCCAGTTGACCACATTATCTAGTCAGATCGCTGGAAAAGTAAATGAGACAGACTTTCAACGAGTCAAAGAAAACTCTCTACTTTATGAGCGTATTATCGGAACGTCCGAAACAGACGCACCAGATAAGCTCTCCCGATTGGTTATGTCTAGTCAGATATTCCAAACTGAAGTTGGTAAGTATGCTAAAGAAGATTTTAACTTAGTATACGACCCTACGAACTTTAGTAAGTGGGGCAAGAAAGGCTCAGACGCTAATATTGTAAAAGTACCGTATGAGTATGGAATATTAAGGATCACAACCGTTAATAAACAATCATCAGTTTATCACGGATTTTCTCTACCGCTTATGACTTCGACTTTTACGGAAGGCGAGAAATTAAGCTACCGTATGGAATTATGGGTTGACGTGTTACCAGACGGCCCAATGGGTCTGGAACTTTGGGGCGCCGATGGAGGTATCACGTCAGATAGGATCTATCTTGATAAGACTGGCTGGCAAGTTGTAACAGGTACAATGACCGTCAAGCGATCGTCAACCAAAGCTAAAGAATTTCCATTTGAAATTTGGTTGATGAGGAACGGTACAGTGGCCGTTAGTAAAGTATCGTTGATACGAGGAGATACACCTCCTAAGAGTTTTAGAGACGACACATCTCCACAAGAAATCACCACACGGACTCAAGTAAGTCAACTAAATGATTCTTACGCGATCAGCGCTCTAAATAGCGCGGGTGACATCTTAGGACAATTAAACCTCAACAAAGACGGATCAATCAAGTTAAACGACGCTCTTATCGCAATTGGTGATAAGACATACGTCAAAGATGGTGTGATTAAAAAAGCAATGATCGGAAAGGGTCAGATCGGGACTGCTCATATCGGAGAGCTAGACGCTAGTAAAGCGAATCTGATTAACGTATCAGCTAAGAATATTGTCACAGACGGGCTGACCGCAAACATTATCAAAGGAGGTAAGCTATCGTCGTTAAATGGTGCTACTAACTTTGATTTACAAACGGGCTGGATTGAAATGAACAAGGAAGGCGTAGGCATTAAAAATCAATTTAAAGGCCGTCCATTACAATACTTAGTTTTTGGATCTGGTTCAATTTATGGAAAAAGCGGATCTTATACTGCTTTGGTGTCAAACTCTAATAATAGAGTAGCGATGGACGATGGAACCGCTGGAATCCAGATTTGGAATGCTAACGATAACACGACAGGGGTCGCCATCTTCGGGGATGTGGTCAAGTTTATGTATAACGCAAATGATTCTAAACCAATCGGAATAAATACGATCACAAAAAACATCGTTGGTTTAAACAGCATAGAGGCTTCTGGGGACATAACAACAAATGGCACTATAAGCACGACTAGAGGAATTGTGGCAAATAACATCGCTTTATCTGGTTACGCAAACCACAATCTAAAGGCTTTGCTTAACGATATTTATCGCAATATCAGACAACTGCACCAAGTCAAACAGACGAGCGCGAATTATACATGGACAGCACTTGGCCCGATTAATTAAGTAGTAGAAAGGACGCCATGAACACAACAGATAAAATCATCAACAATCTCGCTATTAAATTTGCTAACGAAGCTATCGAAAACGCGAATTATAAAGCGTATTTTGAGGAAGCTCAAGCGCAACTCGAACAAGTACAAAAACAACTAGCGCGCGTTAACAGCGTTTTGGACAGCGACACAACACTCAAAGAACTGTTTGACGAAACAGCTCAAAAATTAGAAGAAGGTAAATAATTATGGAATTTAAACTTATTAACAAGTATCTACAAGAAGAAGGACGCACTTTCGTTTCAATTCGCTCAGCGAACCCTTACACAGCATTTGAGCGTGTATTAATCGGTGACCGTACCAACGAATCAGATGACGCGCTGATCCAAGCTGTACTTGGTCAAGTTGCGACTGAATTGAACCCAGCGGAAGGAGTTAAGAAATTGCAAGAGGACTTGCACACTCAAGCGCAAGAGTACGAAGCTAAGCTCGCTGAGAAAGATACCAAAATCTCAGAAGTTAAGTCAGTAGCAGATTGGGCAGTTTTGGCAGCGGTCACTAACACAGAAAGCCCACTTGATCCTACGTTATATGCGCGTGGTTTGGAATTGGTTGAAGCTGGGCAAGCTGGCAAGACTTACAAGCCTTATGAAATCTTCACGGTTAACGATCCAAGCCATACTCCTAAATATGGAGAAGGTCAACGCGTACTTGTCCAAGTAAATCAAGACTTTACTTACAATAACGAGACCGTGACCGATCTTGAGGGATCACTCTCACAAAATGGTAAGCTGGCAGTTTGGAAATGGACTGAACCTAAACCATCATCTAATACTGATTTAGAAACTCAACCAGTACAGTAAGCTAGTAGCATAATAGGGGGTGGTTAAATTGGACCTATTGGCACTAGTAGACAAATTGACTCCCGTTTTAGTCGTGATTATTCCCAGTTATTTCTCGTTTAAGAGTACGAAAACTTCCAAAGAAGCTGACAAACGTCTTGAGGGTCTATCGAATAAAATCGATACCCTCGAGAAGTCAGTATCAAGCGTGGAAGAGATCGGGAAAGATAACCAACGGAATTTGACGATTATAGGGAAAGGCTTACAACGGCTTCAACGTTTTCGATTGCAGGAGAATTTGAAGAACGCGCTCAAGCGTGGACATACAAACCAGCATGAGATCGAGGAGCTATCGAAATTATATGAAAGTTACGTTGAGTTAGGCGGTAACGGTGCTATAAGAGTGCTTTTTGAGCGCTTCTTAGAGCTAGAAATTAAAGAGGACAAATAACATGGATCAAATTACAAGCATTATTACATCATCAGCGATGAGCATTTTAGTAGTATTGACTGGTATCGTGGTTCAAGCAATCAAAAAATACCTGCTCATGCGTGGGGGTAAGAAAGCGATCGAGATCGTTGAGATCTTGGCTAAAAATGCGGTTAACGCTACAGAGCAAGTTGCGGACAAGTTGGATATCCACGGGGCAGATAAGCTAGAGCATGCTAAAGCGAGCTTGATCGAGGGACTTGAGTCTCAAAATATCCACTTGACGAATCAAGAACTCAATACCTTTATCGAGGCAGCAGTTAAACGCGCTAACGAAGAATGGAAGAAATAGAGAGGTCAAACATGAGTGTACAACAATCAATCGTTAACGGCTTTACTAGTCGTCGTGGGCTGATTACCTATTCAATGCTGGGAAGTCGGAACGGCTCAGATGGTACCGGAGATTGTTCGGGTATCATGTCGCAAGTATTGAAAGAAGCTGGAATCAATATCATCGGCTTACCGTCAACTGTCACGCTAGGCCAGCAACTCGCAAACAACGGCTTTTACCGTATAAGTATCAATCAAAGCTGGGACGCACAACCGGCCGATATTATTCTTATGAGTTGGGGCGCTGATATGTCCTCATCTGGTGGTGCTGGTGGCCACGTCGGAGTCATGATCGACGATACATACTTCATCTCTTGTGACTACTCAACTCAAGGCGCAACCGGACAAGCGATCAATACTTACCCGTGGAACGACTACTACGGCTGGAATAAACCGAACTATATCGAGGTTTGGCGATATGCTGACACAGCACCGCAGACGGACAACCGAGCGAACACAGCCGTCCAACCAAAAGACAAGGCCTTTTATCAAGCTAACGAGGTTAAGTATGTCAACGGTATCTATCAGATCAAGTGTGATTATCTCGCGCCCGTTGGGTTTGATTGGTCCGAAAATGGTGTCCCCGTGGCCCTGGTAAACTGGGTTGACGAAAATGGCAACAACTTACCAGACGGAGCGGACAAAGACTTTAAAGCTGGAATGTTTTTCAGCTTCGAACTCGATGAAGCCCATATCACAGATACCGGCAAAGGCGGTTATTATGGCGGTTACTACTGGCGCTTGTTTGAGTTTGGGCAATTCGGCCCGGTTTGGTTATCGTGCTGGGATAAAGACGATTTAGTAAATTATTATGAGTAAAAGGGGTGATTGAATGAATCGCTCAAACTGTACGAATTTAAAGCAGTTTGAGGGCGGTCGAGTTGTCAAACAAGGCGACTCGGCTTCCCTTTTTGGTTTTGCAATGTACGACGAGAACTGGGTACCGATTGATCTCGATGGTCAGGCAGCTACAATCCACTTTGTCAGCAAGAAAGGCAAAGCGACATTTTCGGCTACCGTCCAAGGCTCAAAAGTATCGTTTAAAATTCCTAAGGTGCTACCAGTCGAGAGCTATCTCGTCGAGGTTGATTGTGCTGGATATGTATTCCCAAGCGACCAGAGCGTCCGAGTTGACGTGGTTCAATCAGCAGAAGAGTATACCAGCGAGCAAGTTTTGGACCTTGTGAAGAACAACGTCAAGGAAGAGATCGACAAGTATATTTCAGCGCACCCGAACGGGCCACAGACGGAAGAGTTACCAGATCTAACCGTACTATATAATCTAGCTAAAATTTGAAAGGACATATAAATGACTTTAAACACAGAAAAATTAACTCAATTCGCTCAAGCGGTCGGTGCTGATGTCAAAGAAATTAAAACAACTTTGGCTAACAAGGCTGACAAATCAGAAGTCGGACAAGGCGGGATCACACAACAACAACTTGATACAGCCATCCAAGGGGTCAAAACGGCAATCCTTGGCGAGGGTGTACCAGAAGAGCTTGACACACTCAAAGAAATCGCAGATAAAATCAAAGCTGGCGAAAACCCAGACAGTGCTATCGTGTCTAAAATGACTGAGCTCGGGCAGAAATTTACTGACCTTGAAAATACTGACTTTGTGCAAGTATATAATAATGCCAAAAACAACCTCTAAGGAGGTGAAGCATGGATAAATTAAAAGAAGCTATCAAGCTAATTGGAAAAGATATTTATAATCTCAACAACGATCAAAAAAAGTTTTTGTCACTGAATAAAGCATACAGTTTATTTCCGACTTTCGCCGGGCTCCAAAACCAAACGAGCCGTCTTGCAACCAAAAGCGATCTTGAGGAGTTAAAGCGCAACGTCGAAGCGAATGACACCGACCTAAAAGGTGAAGGCTTCCCGTATGATCTAAAAGCTGATATTGGTACTACTTATGTCGACACCACAGCCAAGAATGGTGCTTACAAGTGGATCAAAAAGAAAGCTGGTACAGGCTGGAAGACATGGTCTATTTTAGCTGGTGATACAGGCTCAGTACGACCTAATACAATCCAATCAAATTTGGATAACGCATATATCGAGCTTAGAAGAATTAACTCTACCGTTGAGATTACTTTCGGTGGCCTACAGTGGGGCTGGTTTGGGATCAAACGTAGAGGATCTGAAGGATATTACCCACAAAGCTCAGACAAAGAGAGGAATGTCACGATTCTCCCAATTGGTGGACTCCCATCGGGTTTTCGTCCCACTAGCTCAAAGATTGGGATCATGATGAATGACAAGGGAAAACGATATGGTACTTGGTATGTGGGTGGAAGTAGTGATAAGAATCACATTCGCTTACAATTTGATGACCCAGTGCCTACAGATCGCGATATCACAGATATCAGATTCACTGCCATGACGTATACCACAGACGACCCTTGGCCAGAAACTTTATAATTTTTAAAAAAGGTCGCATTTTAAATGACACCTTTCCAAACCGTTAAGACACACAACCCCCTCGATCGAGGGGGCTTTTTTTGCGTTTATAACAGCAATTTTCCAGATTGTCTATTGTAACGACAATAAAAAAGCCCTCGGGCTCGTTCTCTCAATTATGCGGGCAAATGAATACGATTTTGAATACGACTTTTTTCAATTATTGAAAAATGACGGAAACGATTAAAATTCAAGAATGGCTATTTCTCAACGTTCAGCGATTGACTAAAATTGATAGAAGTCATTTTTAATTTATGATACAATTAAACTACTATTATCGAAGGGAGAAACTATGATTAATTCAATTGTTTCACAAGGTTTGATTTGGGCCATT